TCTAAGAACTCACACCGCCTGGTATGGAAGGCGATGCTGGCTTTGTCGTCGCGTGGCGACGTAATGGACATCGTCTCCGTTGGCGAGGAGCTGGTGCGTCAGGGTACGCTTGACGACGTTGGTGGATACACGGCGTTGCCCGACCTCGTGGCGGCAACCCCGACGAGTGCCAACGCGCAGCACTACGCCGACTCTGTCCGCACGAAGGCGACGCTACGGCGCATTCTGACGGCGGCGACCAAGATCGCGGAGATAGCCTACGCCGACCCCGCTGACGCTGACGAGGCGCTGGACAGGGCAGAGGCAGAGGTCTACGCCATCGCACGGACGATGAAGAAGAACGACTTCGCTGGGATGCGGACGCTGCTGGACGATGCCATCAGCAAGTTGGACTGGATGCGCCACAATCGAGGGACGGCGCAGGGCGTTGGCTCTGGGCTGGCGCAGCTAGACGAGATGACGGGGGGCTGGCAGAAGTCTGACCTCACCATCATCGCGGCAAGACCAAGCGTGGGCAAGACGGCGATGGCGCTGAACATTGCGCAGCACGCCGCCATCAAGGAGGGCAAGCGGGTCGCCATCTTCTCGTTAGAGATGAGCCGCGACCAGTTGGCTACCCGTCTGATGGCTGGCGTCTCTGGCGTGGACATCTTCCGCATCAGGCGCGGCGACGTGGAGGGCATCAACCTTGCGCGTATCGCAGCGTCGGTCTCACACTTAGAGGCGGCGACCATCTTCATTGACGACTCCCCTGTGGCGTCGCCTGTGGACTTGCGCTCCAAGGCGAGGCGCTTGTCATCGGATGGCGGGCTGGACCTCATCATCGTGGACTACCTCCAACTGATGATGCCAACCAAGCAGACGAAGGATGGCAACCGCGTGGTCGAGACGAGCGACATCAGCCGAGGGCTGAAGGCGATGGCGCGGGAGCTGAACGTTCCCGTGATCGCGCTGTCGCAGTTGAGCCGAGCATCTGAGCATAGAGAAGGAGGCCAACCACGACTGGCTGACCTCCGAGACTCTGGTGCGATTGAGCAGGACGCTGACCTTGTGATGCTGCTATGGCGTCCCAACGGACAGGAACACGGACAAGCCAACGAGAAGATCAAGTTGTCGCTGGCCAAGCACCGCAACGGGCCGACTGGTGAGATTGACTTGACGTTCGTCAAGGCTACGACCACCTTCAGGGAGGAAGTATGAGCGAAGCATTGGTAGCAGACGGATTCGACGAAGCCATCATTGGTATGGCGCGGCAGTTCAACCAAACACTGGTGGTCTACGATGAGGACAAGTGCCTGTCCATCCTGATGGAGCGCGACGGGATGACGGAGGAAGAGGCGATTGAGTTCTTCGAGTTCAATGTAGTCGGCGCATACGTTGGCGGGGGAACGCCAGTCTACGTCCGTGTTGGCAGCAAGCCAGAAGATGTGCTAGATTAACTACGACGGGCGGTCCCCCTGCCCGACTACGAACCCCTGATGCTCATCACATCAGGGGTTCATTCTTTTTCACACGCTGGACAGGTGCCGAAGTACTTCCCAGAGTGATCGTGCAAAGCTGAAAGCGGCAGGTCGGATGGCATCTCTCGACCGATCAGTGTCTCATAGACGATGCCGTTCTCACGGCACCATCCGCGCAGGGACTTACCCTCTTTCTTCGCGGCCTCGCGGAAGAGTTCCCTGACCTTCTGATCGTCTTCGCTCACGGATTAACTCCAATGCTAGGTAAAGACCGAGTGCGACGAACTGACGTTCGCCGTGGCTAAGTTGGGGTAATATGCCAGTTGCCATAGCAACGTGGCTCTCCGTGGCTCCTAGACCCTCTAGAAGCGATTCTACGGAGGCTTCTAGCGGGTCTGGATCAGTAGGATTCCCCACTATCGGGGTCAAGTTCTAACTGCGACCACTCCTCTTCAATGAGGGAGACGAGGATCAAGCAATAGTTGGCGGCGTCCATCAGGGCGTCGCGGACAGAGGGGTGTGCCAGCTCGCGCTTAGACTCTGCCGACAGGACGATGCGCCCCTTCACAACCTGACCATTGAGCGCCTTGCGAATGCGGCTCATCTTGTCGTCGTTGAGGCGAGAGAAGACACCAGGGATGCCGAGATTCTCGATGTTGCTCGGACCGTACTGACCCTGACGCTGGACAAGGATGTCCCGCGCTTCGTCGTAGAGTCCTTGGAAGTAGACCTCAAAGTCCTTCGTCATTATGCTCCTCGTAGATTCGTTCGAGCCACTTGGCCTTCGCTTGTCCGACGACAAACCAAGCGACCGCAACTTTCTTTCGACATCGTTGGCATTGGAATACTCGTAGTGTGTATTCTCTAAGCGTCTGAGGAGGTCGTCGGAGCGGTCTGATCTCTCCTTCGCACCTGTTGCATTTGAGTCCAAGGTTCACTTCTTCCGTTCAGCAGCGAGAATAGCAATCGTGAACGCTGCGAGTGGACCGAACGGCACGGGTGCAAGAGCGCCAAGGGCGGCGGCTACGCCGTAGACCAAGACGATCCGCGAGTTCTGCGTTGCTACTGGTGTGCTGATGATCTGCCGAAACGTCGGCGGGATGATCTGCTCGTTGTCCTCGTTAGGTTGCGTAGCCAAAATCGACCTCCTTGATGATGGCGTTGGCAGCGTAGGCAGCCAACTGTTCTTTGTTTGGTTGTCCATCAAGCCCATCGAGGAGAAGCTTGTAGATGTGAAGCCAGACCTGCGACACCAACACGGCGTCAGGCTTGCGCTTCCTTGCTGGGATGCTCACTGCTCCTCGTTCCTGTCGCGCAGGATGTCGTCACCAGCACGCTTCCAGTTGGCGAGCGCCTCTTCGGTACCTTCTGTCTTGATGGCCTGTGCCTTCTGGTCCTTCTCGCTGACGATGAGTTGCGCCTTGATCTTCTCAAGGTCAGTCTCAATGTCCTTCAGGCCAAGGTAGGAGATGCCGATCTCGTGTTCTGGTCGGTAGACATCTGTCGTTGCGTAGGTCACAGTCGTATCCTCAAGTGCGAGGAAGCCACGACCCCACCACCACGGAGCGAAGAAGACCTTGCCGTCCCCAGCCTCCATCGTCTCGGAGATGACCTTGCCGTAGAGGATGGACGATGGGTCAAGGTTCACGGCGTAGACGATAGCCTTGCCGCTGGCGATCCACATCGCCTTGTCCATCAGTCGCTGGGCGTGGATGCCACGGAAAGTTCCGCCAATGCTCCACGACATATTGATCTGCGCGAAGCCGTAGTCCTTCAGGATCTCGCTGAAGTATCCTCGGCTATCCTTGAAGACGTTCGCCTTAATGATCCTAGGTTCAAAGCTCACTGGTTTCCTCCTTGCCATAATGCTGTACGAAGTCGTCGAAGTCTATGATCGCTAGTGCGCGGCGACGTGTCCCCGCACCAGGTGAGTCCCCGACCACAAGGACTGCCAACTGGTCAGCCTTTGGGTTAAGTTCTCTTAACCATTTGTCTAGGCGCTCTGGGTACGACAGGCCGACCTTGCACTGGATCACGAAGTACCCAGCCTCTACGTCGTTCTTTCCACCGTACATCCCTGTTCGTTTGCCATTCAGCCGAGCAGCGACCTCGCGCTCAAAGCTATTGCCACGCTGCCGCGCAGTCTTCCCGCGTCGGCTCTTCGCCGCATTCGCTTCGTCTATTGCCAAGTCCTTCATCCTACCCACGCTTCACCCTCGCTAACTGGACAGTACGCCTGCCCACTTCTACCTTACTACCAAGTTCGACCAGACCAGCGGCAACCAACTCTCGGTTGAGAACCCGATTCTCAAGGGTCTCGCGGAGGAAGAACCATCCTTCTGGTGCAGCGCCACTATCATACCGCGACGACAGCCCAGCCCAGATTCTACCGTACCGACCGTCAATGAGGTAGCAGATGTCTCCGTTCTGGACAATGTCCAGATCGTCATCAATCATCCTCGCCCCGCGAGTTATTTCGTATCTAAACATTTCTTATGCACCCAACTGTACACGCTTGTCTTGCGAGGACCGTCAAAGGTGATCGTTCGAAGAGCGGTGCCGTCGGCGTGCTTCTCAATCATTGAGCTGCACTTGGTGCAGTGGCGAGGAGCAAAGGCGGCAGTGTTCTTGCCGTCCTGCTTCTTTACTGCCACATAGACTCCATCGCCCGCTGGCCATCCTGTGTTTCGTAGAGTCGGATGGCAGCAGCATTCGCGGAGTCATCCATAAACACCGCCACCATCCGACAGAGTTCCCGTGGGTCTACTGTGCAGAACGGGCAGCCACCGTCGTGCTGACCCTGGGACCTGAATGTTGAGATGCGAGCCAAAGCGCAGCCCGCTGCTGCGACTGCCTGCTCTGGCTTGGTAATCACTCCTTGACTTCCATTGGCGTCCAGATCAACGGCGAGCAGTCGCGCACCGTCACATCTTCATACGCCTTGCCCTCGTACTCGCGCACGTTGCGGGACTCGCCCGTGACGTGAACGCTTGGGCGCTTGTCGCTTGGGTTCTTGGTGCGAGACTCCTGCGTCTTGTAGTAGATCTTGTAGAGATGTTCCTGCGTCTTCTTGTCAAAGACCGTGAGCGTCAGGTAGACATACTTGGCACCTGGCTCTTCGCCGCGTGTCTCCTTGTCCGCTGACTTCCACTGCTGGAACTCGTTCGTGGAGCGGGAGGCGAAGAACTCGATGGCCTTCGTGCCAGTCTTGAACTCCTTCTCCTTTGGCTCCTTCTTGTCAGACAGCCATACGTTGTATGCTACCTGTGGACCTCGTGCAAATTCTGCCATCTTAGAACTCCAAATCATTCAGGTCGGGCTTCTTGGCTGGGGCTGGAGCGACCTTCTCCGTATCCCCGAAGAGCTTCTTCGCCGCTTCGCCCACGCGATCCGTGGCAAGGTCAGCCTCTGGATCATCACCCGTTGGGATGAGGAACGCAGTAAGCAGCGCGTACTTCAGTGCGCCAGTGGCAGCCTTATATGCCGCCTTGTCGCCTGAGTCTGCGCCTGTGCCGACCGACTGGAATGCGAGCGTCTCGCCCGAATCGCCGTCGGTAAGTGTCCAGGTAAAGCGTAGCGTCAGCAGCGCCTGCTTGCCGCTCGGCGTGAGTCCCTCGCTGATAACATCAATCTGCGTTGGCGTCATTGAGACATTGAACTTCACGAGCTGCTCGCGCACCTTGTCGGCAACTGCCGATGCCTGCACGAACTTGTATCCCTGTGCTGAGTTGGTTCCCGTTTTGGCTACATACCCGACCGCTTCCATCACCTTAGCAATCTTCGCGGCGAGTTTGACTGGCTGCGTCATCCTCTACACTCCTTTAACCACTGGCAACCCTTGCAGGGCCACTCCGCCTTCATATCTTTCCCCCTTCGGGACGGCAAGCGAGGCGGCTTGCGCTTGCTGAAGTATTGTAGCACACGAAGAATACGCAGGGCGCGGTCGCGCCAGCCACGGTCGAGCCTAAACTCAAGGAGCTTGAAGTCCTCGGCTGCGGCATAGATGACCCGTGCCTCGACTGGCTCGCCCAACTCCTTCTCTAGGATGTAGGCGTAGACCGAAGCCTGCACCGCGTGTTCGGGCTTGACCTCACGGATGTACTGCATCCCTCGGTTGGTCGTGGACTTATACTCCCAGACCTCGCGCCTGCCATCAGGCCACTTGACCAAGGCATCCACGTTGCCAGAGAAGTCGAACTCTGGGAGCAGGACTGGCACTTCCTCTTGGAACTCCAGCAACTCGCCAGCGGCAAGGGCATCCTTGCCCGCCTTGTTCAGCACCTCGGCTACGGCGTGTCCGCGCTCAAAGATGCGGTAGAGATTATCTGGGAATGGATTGCTTGGCTCCACCTTCTCGGTGGCGTACCACTGCTGTCGGATGCAGGCACCCAGCAGCGAGCCGCGCCAGCGGGCAACGGCGGGTCGTCCGATCTCCGCTTTGCGGGCAAGGTACCCGTCAAGAATGGCGGAGAAGTTGCTCACTCAAGTCCTTCTTTGTAGATGTCGGTGCGCGTGCGAAGGCTGCCACTGTATGCATTTAGCGCGTGCTGAACGTCAAGGATTTCCAGCGAGTCCATCGTCTTTGCCAGCTCGCTGTCCCTGATCTCAAAGTGGTAGAGTAGCCGACCGTTGTCCATCCAGTAGTCGCGCTTGTCGCCGTCGTCGCCCACATACGGAGAGACTTCGGCACCAGTCGCAAAGCCGATGCGCTCCGCCAACTGTGTGACGGTGACGTTCTCCGAGCAGGCGTTGTAGATGCCCTGCACCGCAGGAAGGATTGAGGCAAGCGAGATGATCCAGCCAGCGTCGTCCACATTAAGGATCGGGCGTTTGGCGGCGGACTTCGGGTGGATGTGGTTCATATGGATTGCCTCCCAGACGAAGGCATTGACCACCAAGTCGCGGCGCATATTCGGAGCGACACCCCAGAGCGTGCCGAGGCGCAGCGAGACCCAGGATCGCTGCTGCGTGGTCAGCCACTCGTCCATCTTCACCTTGCTCTTGGAGTAGGCGGTCAGTGGATCGGTTGCTGTGTCCTCCCTAGACATCTCGCCGTTCGCTCCGTAGACCGACGCTGAGGAGATGTAGACGAATCGACCATTCGGGTTGCGATCCCAGAAGTCTTCTGCCTTGAGCTTTGGCAACTCGTAGTTAGACCAGAAGGTATCAAACTCATCAAGGTTGCCCATATGGTCGTTGCTCACAGCGGCGAGCCAGACGATCACATCGTAGGTACCAAGCGCGTCAATGTCAGAGAAGCGGGCGTTGATGCCATTGCGCTCTGAGTGTGGGATATGTTCGGCGTTAAGACCACGGATGCTCTCGTCGTACCAGCCCTCGTCAATGCCGTGGACCGTTGCGCCAGAGTGCTTGAGATGCTTGACGACCATCGGGCCAATGAAGCCACGATGACCAACTACTAATGCTTTCATCGCTTGATCCTTTCTTCGGCACGAGGGCCGCTGATGTATTCTTGCATTGCCTCAGCCCACGTGCGGAAGCGCGGGAGCCGTGTATTAATAAGCGCACCATACTTTGGTCGCGTCTTGTCAAAGCGGAAGGAGCCAGTGATGCGCCCCTTGTTGCGCGACATCTGTCGGGCGACGCGGGCAAACTCCATCCAGTTGGTGACCCCTTGGTTCACGAGGTGGTAGGTGCCACGCGACTGCGCACCAGCAAGGTCGACCAGATGCTCTGCCACATCGGGCAGGTAGGTCGGGCTGAAGAACTGGTCAGTCGGCAGGTCAATCTTGTTTGTCGTTGAGGTAATCATATCCACGAAGCTGGGCTTCATCGGTGAAGGGTAGACACCCCACGGACTACTGATGCGTGCCACCACGCCGCCGCGCTCCAGCGTCTTCTCTTCGCCTATGCCCTTGGTATGACCATAGATGCTCAGAGCGCCTCGGCTCACAGCGTCTTCGTTGAGCGGACGATCCTCTTCGTTGAGGTCAAAGACATAGTCGGTCGAGATGTAAACCTGCTTCGCCACATTGCCGATGATCTCTGGCAGCAGCGCGTTGGCAACAAGCGCACCGCGTTGATCCTTTTCGCAAAGATTAATATCTCTTAATGCGCCGCAGTTGATGATGCCCGTGACATCATCGTCTTTGAGTTGCTGCGGCAATGTCGCCATATTGTAGGCAACAAAAACGCCCGCATCAGCATCGGGCTGAAGCGAGCGGGTATAGACCTTGAACCGCGCATTACGACGGCGCAGTTCGGCGATGACGTGTTGTGCGACCTGACCCGACCCTATGACCCCGTACATCCGACCCTCCAGTTTACGTTAGATTATCTTAACACACTCTTGGGGGCGTAACGCTTGCCGCGCCACACCAACTCGGTGCCAGTCCACGACGCGAAGTCGGGCTGCCACTCACCAGCCTGGTCGCCCCACAGTTCAATGACTGCGAAGCCTGCTGACCAGCGGCTGACCTGATGCTGCGCGAGGTAGCCCAGCTCCGTCCGTCGGCACATCATCCCCGTGGAGATGGCGGCGGTACGTCGAGCCTCAATGCCAGCGAAGCCGCCGATGGTCTCAAAGGCGACACCCTGCGAGTGGTCGTGTCCGCCAACGACGGAGACGCCAGCGGCCTTGACGATGGGCATAATGCTTGCCCCGCCACCCGTTGCGCGAGAGTAGGTTCCGTGGGTGGCGATGAGGTCTGGCGCGATCTGGTAGTACGAGCGGAGATGCTCTGGTCCAGAGAACGCTACGCCCTCAGAGATGCAAGGCTGGATCTCCAGCGCGTCAAGTCGCAGCAAGTTGGCAAGCGACAGGATCTCGCGCCCTTCGGAGTCAGCGAGTCCTACAAGATCAGGAGCCTTCTTTGCCAGCCACTTGGAGAAGCGGGCTTCGTGGTTCCCGAAAAGAAAAAAGATCTGCGCTTCTGGCCCAGCCGATGCGCGGATCTCTGCGAGTCTCCGATGCGTGTGCGCTAACTCCTGCTGCACTGGCATTCCCAGACGTGGGTCCTTGTCGTAGGCGCTGACCGCCGTCAGGTCAAGGATGTCGCCTGTGAGGACAATGCGATCTGGTCGCTCTGCCGCAAGGAATGTCAGGAACGAAGCGTACACCTCTGGATCTTCAAAGGGGAACTGGAAGTCACCTGCTGCGACGACTAGCTCATTCGTTGACTCGCGCCGTTCTCCAATCCTCTGAACATAATCCAAATGCAGAACATCGACCGATGTGATATAGTCCCC